GTGGAGGACCAATGCAGTGAGTTTAAAACTATTAGTAAATAACCCCGAAGCATGGAAAGCTTTTGAAGAAGAGATTGAAGAACGTATTCAACTCAGCTACAAACAATTCTCTCAAGCAAATGAAGAACATGTTATGTTTAGGGTACAGGGACAGATTTACGCCCTGCAAGCTTTGAAACAACTTAGATTAAAGGTTAATGCTAATGGCTAAGGATACAGTAGAAAATCAAACTAGAGAAGCTTTAGGTACAGTACCTAGAGCAGATGAAACAAATATTCCTGTAGAAAAAACAGACCCTAGCTTTATTGAAAATTTAATTGGGCCAAGGGGTAGGATGATTAAGAGTCAAGTAAGTGATTTTTTTAATCCTGAAGAAGAACCCACAAAAGAAATTGATCCTTTAACCTTTGATAAAGTAACAGACTTTTTTATCAGAGAACGTGGACTAGAAAGAAGTGAAAAACTAGAAGGTGCTATCCGTTATTACTTAGGTCCATACGCAGGTAGTCTTGGTCAAGCTAATCAACTAATTAATCCTATTGTAGGACTGCAAGATGCTGGTGAAGCTACTAGAGAAGGTAGGTACATGGATGCAGTTACTGATACAGTAGCGGCAGGCATACCTCTTGCAGCAGCAAAACTAGCAAAACCTTTAGTTAAGGGTGTGCAGTCTGGTATAGACGAAGCAGTAGATGCTATTACAGAAGTAATGACTGGTAGTAGTGCAGGTGCTGTAGATCAAAGTAGACGAATGTTTATGAAAAAAGCTCCTCTTGCAGTAATAGGCGCAGGGGTAGCAGCATCTAGTGCTAGCTTATTGGATGACGTTGTTACACCATTAGCTAAAAAAACTGCTGGTGGTGGTGGAGCTTTAGGTGAATCTTTAGCAAAATTAAAAAGTTTAAGTACTGCTAGAGAAATAGAATTTCCAAAAGGGCAAGAAATATATAAAAAAGTTAGGGATGGCATATACCAAGGTTATTTTGAGGCTTCAAATAAATACCCAGAACTTGCAAAACACGATGAAAAAATAAAAAAATTTTATAAGTTAGAAGATGAAGAGTACGTTAAAAATCTTTTTCCTTTAGTAACTAAACAAAATTTAACTAAAGTGTCTAATAAAGAATTAGACGAACTTTCAAATAAAATACAATTCGGCTTTAACGATTCAAAGGAGGAAAAATATGAAGCTCTTTATGAAAAATTAATTCTTATTAAAAAAGAATATATTAAAAGAGATTATAATCCTACATTTAAATCTCCTGAAACAGGAACAGCAATAGAAGAATTAGATCAAGCAATCTTTTTTGCAAAGTATCCTGAAGCTGAAGGAATAGAAGACTATGAAAACTTTATAACTTCAGGAACTATTCCATCTTTTCCAGATGTTTTAAGTAAGATGACTCCTGCAAACAGTGCTAGTGAACCAAAAATAATTTCTTTTAGTAAAAAACAAGATGACAAAAACTTACAAGAATTTTCTAAGAAATTATCTTCTACTGTAGCAGAGAGAGTTTCTAAAATGGGAGAGCTTGTAGGTGAGCTTAAAGAAGCTGGTATTTATGGTGACTATAATGTTGGTGCAGTAGTTCAAGGAAAAAACATTAAAGGTGATCCTAAACCTTTTACTGTAGAAGGCCAAAGCCTACAAAAAGTAAAATTAAACAACCCTACTTTAAAACGCACAGAAGAACGTTTAGGAATGAAGTTTAATTATATAGAAAAAGATGGTGACTATTATATTGCTATGTTAAATATTGCTCAAAAAGATGCTGATGGTATTACCAGAACTCAAGCTTATTTAGATGCAGTTAAACATAAAGGATATCCTGTGCTATCTGGGCCTACAGGAAGTGTACCAAAAGAATTTAACAAAGGTGGAACCGCAATGAACAACCAAACACAGATGGCTTTTGCTCTAGGTGGCGAGGCTGAGACAAGAGACCCAGTGTCAGGCAATAATGTACCTCCGGGTTCTCTCCCTGTTGAGGTACGTGATGACATTCCTGCACGACTATCTGAGGGTGAGTATGTTGTACCTGCTGATGTTGTACGTTTCTTTGGTGTAAAATTCTTTGAAGATATTCGCATGGAAGCAAAAAAGGGCTTGCAACAGATGGATGTTGATGGTAGAATAGGCGGTGAACCTATTCCCCCACAGATGCAGATGGCTCAAGCACCGGAGCAAGACATTGACGCAATGATTGATGCTGAGATGGGTAACATGAATGCTGGTGGTTTAATGTCTGGGTATGCTGAGGGTGCAGCGGTTACTGCTCCTTCATATACACCGGGTGGTGGGTTTGGTTATGGCTATGGTTCACAACCAATGTCAGCACCTCAAACAATGGCACCCCCTGCTCCTGTTGCTCCTGTGATTACAGCCACGGCTGCACCTGTTGCTCGTCAAGAGCCTGTAGGTGGTTGTCCTGAAGGAACTTTATGGAATGGTTATCTCTGTGCTGTTAACTTAAGTTATAATCCAAATGCAGGAGATCTTCCTGATGATCCTGAAACAACACCAGTAGAAAAATGGTATGATGAGGATGGTGGTAAAGCACTAATTAATCCAGAAGAATACATAACAGAAAACTTTAATAAAGGTTCAGCAGGTTCTGATATTAATCCCCTTGTTCCCAAGGGTGCGGTCGCACAATTAGCATTTGGAGTTTTTAGTCTTGTAAATCGCAAATCAAGCATTTCTAAAGCGGCTGCTGCTTATAGGCTTGCAGAAGCTATGGGTCAAGTAGAATCCGGCAGCGCATTAGAAAAAATAGGGGACCAACTTTTTGGAAGGGGCGACCATTTAGGTAGAGCACTTGTTGGCCAACTCTCTGATGGAGATTGGAAGCTAGCGGCTTTTGCTAAAGAACTTGGTTTTAAAGATTTTGCTGCTGCTGCAGTAGACGCTATATTATTAAAAAATAAAGCTGGTGACTATGCTGGATCAAAAGCAGGAACTGGTAATAATATTTATACTGGTAATCCTCTTATGAGTGGTGGCCGTACTTCGGAGGATGATGCACCAAGAGATAAAGATGGTAAGTTACTTAAAATACTACCTTACAGCACAACAGTAATTCCCGGAAGTGAAAGACCTTTTATTAATGAAAAAGGTGAAACAGTTAAAAATCCTAAGTATAAGGTTTATATACCTTACACTGCTATGACAGCAAAACAAAAACGTGATAGAAGAAGTGATGCTGGTTTAAGTCGGGTAGCTGCAGCAGACCAAAAAATAAGAGATAGATTAGGGCGTGATCCTACTGAAGCTGATGTAGATGTAGCTAGAAAAGCAGGTACAAATTTATTAGGTGAGCCTTTGCCAACTGTTACTACTAGGGCTCAAAATTTAAAAGATGTATCAAATGATGATGACAATGAAACTTATTCTACTGATACAGCAACTGCTATAAAACAGATGAGAGAACGAGGAACCTTTAATCAAGGTGGTCGTAACAAAGGTGGACTAGTAAGTAAGCCAAAGAAAAAGAAAGCTAAAGCCTACAAGAGAGGCGGCTTGGCAAGCAAGAAGAAGTAACAATAAGGCTACCCAGCTACGGCTGGCCCCAATATAAAAGGAAAAAATATGCCTGAACTACAAACAATGGAATCCCCAAAGATTGCGGGATTTGTTAATCCTAACTTTAATCGTAATCGTAAACGTATAGAAGAAGATGAGAAAGAACTAGAAGCTCTTGAAGCTAGTACAGAAGAAGTTAAAGAAGAAGAAGAAGTGGTAGCTTCTGAAGAAGAGCAAGAGGTAGATGACAAAGATCTTAGTCGTGAAGAAAAATCTTTTAAGAAACGTTATGGTGATGTACGGCGTCACATGCAACAGAAAGAAAAAGAATGGGAAGAAAAATTTGCTGCACTAGAGAACCGTCTCGGTGAAGAAAACATTCGCCCACCTAAGTCTGATGAAGACATTGAGTCATGGGCTGCTGAGTACCCTGATGTAGCTAGTATTGTAGAAACAATCGCTGCTAAAAAAGCTCAAGAGATGTTCAACAAAGCAGAAGATCGTTTGCAGAAACTAGATGCTAAAGAAGCTGAGATTTCTCGTACATCTGCTGAAGATAATATTCGTAAAGCTCACTCCGACTTTGACAAACTACGTGAGGCTGATGACTTTCATGACTGGGTTGATGAACAACCTAAGTGGGTACAGAATGCCCTCTATGAAAACTCAGATGATGCTGACTCAGTAATCCGTGTTATTGATTTGTACAAGGTTGATAATGGTATGACTAAGAGTGACTATGCAGCTAATCGTAAGAATGCTGCTAAGACTGTTAAGAAAGGTTCTAAGGCTAAGATTGAAGCAGATCAGTCTGCTGGATCATACAAAGAATCTGATATTGCTAAGATGTCTGCTAAAGACTATGAGAAGCAAGAAGAAGCAATCACTGCTGCAATTAGGTCTGGTAAATTTATTTATGATTTATCTGGCTCTGCACGTTAATATACTATTGACAAAGTAAGATTTATTAGTATAACTAGGGTTAGTAAAAAGAAGCCACCGTAAGGTCTACCTTCTATACTGACCCCCCACTAAAGCTCAAACAAAAATACAAAGACTACCTGTATTAAGTCTAGGCCCGTATCAAACTAGTTGGCCGATTAGTTAAATTACGCACCCTAAACACTCAGCCTCTTTATTATACTGTTTAGCTCAACAAAGCCTAAACTTTATAGGAGGATCTATTATGGCTTTCGCAACCACATCAGGTTATGGGAATCTACCAAACGGTAATTTTAGCCCCGTAATCTACTCAAAAAAAGTACAGCTTGCTTTCCGCAAGAGTACTGTTTGTGGTGATATCACAAACTCTGATTATATGGGTGAAATTTCATCGCAAGGTGATACCGTACAAATCATTAAAGAACCTGAGATTTCAGTAAGTTCGTACTCCCGTGGTACAAGTGTTACCGCACAGGATTTGGACGATGAGGATTTCTCACTCGTAATTGACAAAGCTAATTACTTTGCTTTCAAAATGGATGACATTGAAGAAGCTCATAGCCACGTCAATTTCATGGACCTTGCAACCAACCGTGCTGCATACCGTCTTGCTGACAACCATGACCAAGAAGTTCTTGGCTACATGGCTGGTTACGCACAGGCAAGTCAACACGCACAAGCTAATGCTTTGAACACCAGTGTTAATGGTACCAAAGCTGTTACTAGTGCAGGTGCTAACGAATTGCTTGCTTCTATGCAACTGCATAAAGGTGACTTTGGAAATATTACTACCACTTCTGCTGGTACACATTCCATCCCGCTGACTGCACGTATGCCCGGAGCAACCTCGTTGCCGACTGCTACTGCTTCCCCAGCAATGGTTATTGCTCGTATGAAGCGTTTGCTTGATCAACAGCAAGTTGACTCACAAGGTCGCTGGCTGGTTGTAGATCCAGTATTCATGGAAATTCTTGCTGATGAAGATTCACGCTTCATGAATGCAGATTTCGGTGAGTCAGGTGGACTGCGTAACGGTCTGGCTGTAGCTAACTTCCACGGTTTCCGTGTGTACTCTTCGTCTAACCTGCCAGCGGTAGGCACTGGACCGGGTACTTCGGGTACAGCAAACCAGTTGACTAACTTTGGTGTTATTATGGCGGGACATGATTCCTCCGTAGCAACCGCAGAGCAAATCAATAAGACAGAATCATATCGTGACCCTGACAGCTTTGCTGACATTGTCCGTGGTATGCATCTATACGGTCGTAAGATTCTTCGTCCTGAAGCAATCGTTACTGCCCGTTATAACGCAGCATAGGGGAGTAATACGTTATGGCTACAATTACAATGAGTACAAACTCCGATTCAACATCAAACAATGCTGGAACGGGAAACAAGAAACTCCGTGGTGCAATTTCGGTTTTGCAAAATGACATTGATTTTGCTGACGCTATCTTGCAAAACGGTGGTACGGCTATTGCAGCGAATGACATCATTCAAGCTATTGCTTTGCCAACCAACACAATGGTTCTACATGCAGGTATCAAGGTTGTTACTGCAATGGAAGGTACAACGACTGACTCAGCACTACTTCTGGGTCAAACGGGAGGTGATATTGATCAGTTTTCAGCAGCATTTGATTATGATGGTGCGTCTGTAGGTGATCACACCACTGCTACTATGTCTTCGGGTGTAGCAACACTTCTGCCTTTCTTTACTGCAGCAGCCGATACCCTTGATGTAGAAGTTCACGCATCTAGCGGAACTATCACTGGTGGTATTATTCGTGTATATGCAATCTGCATTATCATGGATGACATCACAGCAGACAAATCTGCTTCTGAAGTAGACCGTGATCTGTTGGCGTAACTTAAAATAAATACTTAAGGGGCTGGCTACACGCTGGCCCCTTTGGTGCATCTTAAGGAAACATAATGGCTCTTACATTTCTTATATTAACTAACAGTGTTATAACTCGTATGAATGAAGTAGAGCTTACCTCTGCTAACTTTACGGGATCAAGGGGTGTTCAAACACAGTGTAAAGCTGCTGTTAATGAGTCAATTAGATATATTAATCAAAGAGAGTTTGGTTATTCTTTTAATCATGCTACCAACTCTTCTGCTTTAGTAGCGGGACAAAGCAGATATACAATACCTGCAAATACAAAATCTATTGATTATAGTACAGCCAGAATAAAAAAAGATGAGGATCTTAATGCTTCGGGTAATAGTCTTACAACGTTGAACTATAATGAGTATATTCAAAATGGATTTGCAGA